AAAAAAGGGAGAAGTTCAGACCATTTGCTCCTGCTATCCTTGAAGAGCATTGCCACGATTGGTTTGATATGCCTGACCATTCTCGGTATATGTCTTATACTTATCAATGTACTCGTCCAGACGATATACCTGCCTGTATACATTATGATAAGTCGGCAAGGGTACAAACAGTCCCGAAAGACTCTGAAAGCATCCTGAGACCGATTCTAGAGGCATGGTATGAAGAAACTGGTTGTCCTGTACTATTGAATACTTCTTTGAATATCAAGGGAAAACCAATGGTAAACAACTGGGATGATGCCCTAGACTTTTCTAAAATGTACTCAGTTGACGTGTTCTAAATAATCGCATATAATGAATTGAAAAAGTATTTCCGTAATGGCAAAAGGATTCAAGGTGGTGACCACCCCTCCACCTACTAGTGGTGGTGGAGACACAACAGAATTTTCTGTAGAAGAAGCAAGAAAATTGATCAAAGGTAAAGCAATTGTATTTTGCTTACCTGGCAGACAAGTCTCTTATACTTACTTAAAGAATTTCGTATCACTCTGTTTTGAGTTGGTACAGCAGGGAGCAACCATCCAGATCTCCCAAGACTATTCCTCAATGGTCAACTTTGCACGTTGTAAGTGCTTAGGTGCAAATGTCTTACGAGGAGCAGATCAACTTCCTTGGGATGGTAAACTAGAATATGATTATCAGTTATGGATTGATAGTGATATTGTATTCAACCTAGAAGCATTCTACAAACTTGTATGGATGGACAAGGAGATTGCTGCTGGATGGTATGTAACTGAAGATGGACGTACTACATCTGTTGCTCACTGGTTAGAAGAGGATGACTTCGCAGAGAATGGTGGAGTTATGAATCATGAGATGGTTGATGGTATTACAAAACGTCGTAAACCATTTACCGTTGACTACACTGGATTTGGATGGGTTATGATCAAAAAAGGTGTGTTTGAACATCCTGATATGAAGTACCCTTGGTTTGCTCCTCAAATGCAGGTATTTGAATCAGGAAAAGTTCAGGATATGTGTGGTGAAGACGTTTCTTTCTGTCTTGATGCTATCAAAGCAGGGTTCGAGATTTGGTGTGATCCAACTATCCGTGTAGGACACGAGAAGATGCGAGTTATATAAGTAATGTTGTGTAGTCCAGACAATACAACTTACAATGGAAAAATACGATATATACTTGCAGGGTGAGAAAACCCATTCCAACATCAATGAAGAGGAAATGCTCGATGTGACGCAAGATCTAGCGGCACAATTCTATGAATGTGGAACACCACACCCTGACGATGTAGAAGTCAAATACTTAGGTATAGAAGATTAAGGGAGCAGTGCACTGCTCCTTTTTTTTGTGTATAATTAGTAGTATGACACTTAAAGATCATCTAGGACCAAGAAAAGATTGGACTAATGAGCAGTGGTTACAACATGCCCATGTCCAGAAACATAATCCTTGGATAACTGATGAAGACCGTCAGTACTGGAAAGACAAAATTACCGAACTTACATCATGAGTAAGATAGACACACAGGGCATGAGTGGCCCTGTTGATCCTAACTACAAAGGCCCAGTAAGGATGCAACCACATAAACCTTGGGTTGTTAAACCTAATAGGTTGTTTACTGAGACTTATGCCAGAGAACTGAAGATCCTCATTAATGAAGTATTGGATGAAAGAGAGCATAAGAGGAGATTAGCAGGTCCATACGATAATGTGGAACCATTACCACCATCGTATTTTGATACAGAAAACTTTAAATATTATGTTGGTGAAGAAGAACCAGAATATAAAGATTGGAGTCAAAATGAGTAAGACACATAATTACAAGAACCCTTCCGAGGCACAAGACCTTGGACACGTAGAGGCATCTGTTACTAAAGGTAAGAAGTATTACGATGACCAAGGGTGGGAGATTTCTCCACCTATAAGTGATAGGGAATGTATCTATCGGTGCTTAGAAAACTGTCAAAACCTTGCTGGTCTTGATAGGAAACAAGTGATGAGGTTGATGGAAGACTTTGAGACTATGAAAACTGAATTTGTGAGAAACGAGGAGTATCCCGTATTATGATTTTTAGTGGATGTAGCATCACATGGGGTGATGAACTTGAAAACAGGGAAGAAGATAGATTTAGTAAGATTGTGTCAGATACACTAGATGTCCCTGAGAATAACATATCACTCTGTGGTATTAGTAATGATGCCATTGTAAGAAGGGTAGTATCTTCACAACCAATTCAACCTATAATATTACAGTTGACTGTTCCTAGTCGTATTGAATACTTTACAAAGGATGGTCCTCAGAAGTTTTCATTGCAGAGACAGATGAAGATAGTCTCTTATCGTAGACAGATGAGGAGTTATTATGGTGAGGTAAATAATGAGCAGCATCAAATGGAAAACCTTTTCAAAAATGTTTTTATCTTTGAGCAGTTTTGTTATCTCAATAATCTAAAGCATATAATTCTTTTCGCTGACTGCGATATTGAGTTACATAAAGGACATTGGAGTTCTTTGTGTAGATCAAAAATTACATGCATTTGGGAGGATATACTAGGTTATAAACATAGGGGTGGACATCCAAATAAAGAAGAACATAGTAAGATTGCCGATTACCTTCTCAAAGTTATCTAAATAGCACTAAATACACGAGTATTATATAAAAAGTGCCTCTCAAACCGTTATCAAGGGGTTTCAAGGATATTTCATTATCCTTCAAACGTCATCCAATAACAAATGATCTTGTTCTACTAAACAACACTGATGCAATCAAGCGTGCAGTACAGAATTTAGTAAGAACAAGAGTAGGAGAAGTGTTTTTCAATGATACTATTGGCACTAGAATTACTGGATCCTTGTTTGAGTTGGCAACTGATGATTTAGTTGAACCAATTCAAACAGAAATTGAAACTGTAATAACCAATTATGAACCCAGAGTAGATCTGAAAGATGTGAGAGTAGAATCCATAGCAGATCTAAACACTCTAAATATTGAGATTCATTATAATATCGTTGGTTTGTCCTTGCCTACACAAGCCATCAATTTCATCTTAGAACCGACTAGACTATAATGGCTCTAACTCAATTCACAAATCTGAATTTTGAGGACATAAAAACCTCGATTAAGGATTATTTACGAGAAAATTCTAATTTTTCTGATTTTGACTTTGAAGGGTCAAATCTTTCAGTACTTATCAATACGTTAGCATATAATTCTTATATTACAGCATATAATACAAATATGGTTGCAAATGAATCTTTTATAGATTCTGCGACTCTAAGAGAAAATATAGTTTCGTTAGCAAGAAATATTGGTTATGTACCTAGATCTAAAAGAGCAGCAAGGGCATTAGTAGAGTATGAAATTACAGGTATATCAACAACAAACGCATCTATTACTCTTCAACCTGGTGTAATAGCGAATGCAGGTATAAACAATAGTAATTACATATATTCATTACCAGAAAAGATTGTATCAGTATCTGATTATGGAATATCTTCGGGTGTAATAGAAATATTTCAGGGTCAATACTTAGAAAAACTATGGTCTGTAAACACTTCTCAACCAAATCAGCGTTATGTTTTACCAAATGATGATATTGATACATCCACTTTACGAATTCGTATTCAAGATAGTGCAAGTTCTACTACTTCAACCGAATATAACTTGGTTGATAGTATCGTTGGAGTTACCTCAGAGTCTAATATCTACTTACTTCAAGAGACTAGTGATGAAAAATATGAGATATTGTTTGGAGATGGTATCTTTGGTAAAAAATTGGAATCTGGGAATGTAATAAATGCATCATATATTGTTACAGACGGTGCTGATGGTAATGGAGCAGATAATTTTAACTTCTCAGGTTTGGTGAAAGATGAGAATGGAGCAGACGTTACATCATATAGAGCGAATTTGTATTGTAGAATCCCTGCTGAGAATGGTGATAGCATAGAAGATGTTCAAAGTATAAGAAATTACGCTCCAAGAAGGTATGCTTCACAGAATCGTGCGGTAACTGCAACGGATTATGAGGCAATTTTACCTTCATTATACCCAAATATAGAATCTGTGAGTGCTTTTGGTGGTGAAGATCTAAATCCACCTCAATTTGGGCGTGTTTTTATCGCTGCAAAACCCAGAAATGGTAATTTTTTAGCAGATTCCACTAAAAAGCAACTTTTGAACTCGCTGAAGAGTTATTCTGTTGCTGGAATTGTCCCATCTTTCATAGATTTGAAGTTTTTATATGTTGAATTGGATAGTTACATTTATTATAACACTAATTTTACGGGAAATCCCCTAAATCTCAAAGCAAGTGTTGTAAATGCGATTACCGAGTACTCTTCTTCTGCAGAATTGAACAAATTTGGCGGTAGATTTAAGTATTCTAAGATGCTTTCGTTGATTGATGGAGTTGATACCTCAATTACATCAAATATTACGACTGTAAAAATTAGAAGAAACCTAAAATCACGTATAAACACCTTTGCACAGTATGAATTATGCTTTGATAATGAATTTTATCGTGAATTAGACTCTTACAACATCAAAAGTACTGGATTTAGTGTTTTTGGCGTACAAGGAACAGTATATCTTGCTGATAAGACTGTAGAAGGGTCGGATATTGGAAATCTCTTCTTATTCAAGATTACTTCTGATACAGAAGTTGAAATAGTTTCTTCATCGTTTGGAACTGTCAATTATAAGAAGGGTGAGGTCTTGATAAACACTGTAAATATAACATCTACACTGTTACCTGAAAATATTATTGAAATTGAAGCAACTCCAACATCAAACGATGTTCTTGCAAGAAAAGAATTATTTTTGCAACTAAGTTTGCCTAAAAGTGACTTCACTATGAGACAAGATGTTATTGCTTCGGGTGCAAATATCTCAGGAACAAGATTTGCTCCTCAATCAAGTTATGCAAACGGAAATAAAGTCCGTGGTGCTGTTATAACTAGCACAAGTGAAATATCTTCATCATCATCGTAGTAGCTCTTATAATAAATGATCGGAACTTCACTTTCTAGAGTAAAAATACACGAGGTAGTACAGAGTCAAATCCCAGAAGCGATTGATTCTGATAATCCTTTATTTGGAGAATTTCTAAAGCAATACTACATTTCTCAAGAGTACCAAGGTGGTACAATTGATATTGCTGAAAACCTTTCTGACTATAAGAGTCTAGATTTTCTCACACCTGACAATCTAACAGGTGTTACTTCTACTGCAAGTTTTGTTTATGGTCGTGATAAAACAATATACGTTGATTCTACCAAAGGTTGGCCGCAGAAATGGGGTTTACTCAAGATTGATGATGAAATAATAACATATACGGGTATTGGAACTACATCATTCAACGGATGTGTTCGTGGTTTTAGTGGAATTGAAAATAATCAAAAAACTAATGCTCCAGAGCATCTTACCTTTACAAATACAGGCATTGCTACTCATGCTGTAGATACTCAAGTAAAAAATCTAAGTAATACTTTCCTACAGTCCTTTTTCAAGAAACTTAAGAATCAGATAAGTCCTGGTTTTGAAGATAGGTCATTTACTGGAAATCTAAACACATCAAATTTCCTTAGACAGGTCAAGGATTTCTATTCTTCAAAAGGTACTGAAGAAGCATTCAGAATATTGTTCAGAACTTTATATGATGAAAATGTTGTGATGTTTAGACCACAGGAATACCTGTTCAAACCATCTGACGCAGAATATATTGTAAATGACGTTTTAGTATGTGAAAAAATATCAGGTAGACCTGAAGATATTGTATCACAACCTATTACACAAGGTGATGCGAGTGCATCTGTGTATCAGGTAGAAAAAATAATTCTCAATAATAACACATATTATAAAATTCGTCTGTCTACTGATACTATTGATGGAACATTCAAAGTAACTAATAGATCTTATACAACTCAACCTGTATCACTTGCTGCTACTACTGTAACTGTAGATTCTACAGTAGGATTTGCTAAATCTGGAGATTTTGTAATTGGTCGTAGTAAATTTACATACACAGACAAATCTCTGACAGAATTTATAAATGTCGTAGGTTATACTTCTGCTCCTATTGGTTCAGTAGTCGATTCTAGTGTAGATGTAATATCTTATGGGGATGGTGATCTAAGAAAAACCGTAAAACTAAGAATATTGAATTCTATTACTGGTTTTGAGGGAGATGCTATTTCTCAGCAGAAAGGTAGTGAATATAAGATAAAATCTATCGGTACAGAAGAGATTGGAGTTAGATATACCGAATGGTTAGAAAATATATCTACCAAACACGTAGTTAATGATTGGAAACAACTTTCAGCGAATAGTTTTGAATTAATTCTTACCGAAAAGCATAATTATATTGCATCTGACGAGATATATGTTGTAGATGAAGATGGTGTTGCTTTTGACGGTTCAATTACTGGTGTATTGAATGATACTACAGTTTTTGTTATTTCACCAACACTTATTGCAGGTAAAAAGTATTTTATTCGTCAAAAAATCAAAACTAAGTATGGATCTGTAGCAAACGTTCAAAATACTTATAAACTTGACGATACTGTTGTTATAGCAACAAATAGTTTACCTCATTGGAATATTGACCCTCAGAAACGTATAAGATCCTTCAATACTTCGGGTATATCTACCAGAACTCAAGATGTACAGATACCTGAACATAATTTACATCATGGTGATGTTGTAGTATACAATCCTGTAACTTCAGGATCCCCTGTAGTCGGTTTGAACACGGGTCAATCATATTATGTGACCAAACTGAACTCTTCGTCATTTTACCTCTCCTTATCGGCAGAGAACGCCCGTAGAGGGAATTATATCTACGTATTTGATAGTGCTGATATAGGATCCAATACCGAACATACACTTACACCATATGCTGTTGGTTTTGGGACTATTGGTTCACAAAGACTACTTCGTAAGTTTGATAACCCAGAATTTTCTGAAACTAAGGATCCTGTAGCATCTGGAGCTGGTGTAGGTCTTTTTGTTAACGGTGTAGAAAGTTATTCATACAAATCATCAGATAAAGTTTTTTATGGTGATCTACAAAGCGTAGATGTCTTGAATACTGGATCTTCATATGATCTAGTCAACCCACCTCGTTTATCCGTCCAGCAAGCAGGTCATAGTGGAGTTGGTGCATCTATCGTTGCTCACGTTTCAGGCACCTTTGAAGAGATCCTAGTGGACTCTCCAGGTATTGATTATAGTATCACTCCTGCGGTAAAGATAGAAGGTGGAAATGGAAGAGCTTCTGCTGAAGCAAAAATGAAACTTGCTCCAAGGGAAGTTTCATTCGATAGTACTACTGTTGGTGGTATTTTGAATACATCTACCAACAAATTCACATTCCCTGAAGCACATGGATTCAAACATGGTGAAGAAATCATTTACGGAACAGATGGTTCAACAACCATTGGTATTGGCACTACTCCAGGAAATCTTATTGACAGATCAAACTATTTTGTCATTAAGAATGATGACTATACCATATCACTTGCCAAAACCCGTAACGATGCATTGGTCGGTGTCACAACACTTCCTATCACAACTAATGGAGGTGGACTTCATAAATTTGAGACGAAACTTTCTAGACTAACAGTCGATAAGATTGAAATCTTATCTGCTACTACATTCTCCAATAGGGAGAATACTATGGATGCGGTTGGTATCAATACATGGACAAGTGTTATTACTGCACCCAATCATCATTATTCATCTGGTGATATTATCAGATATGGTGGATCTGATCAAACAGGTGTTACTGGTCTTACATCTGGAAATGATTACTATGTTGTAAAGATTACTGATAATTCGTTTAGGGTTTCTATATCAACATCTCTTGTAGATTATGTAAGAATTACTAATGAAGGTTCTGGAACACATTCATTCAATTATCCTCCAATTTCAGTAACAATTGATGGAGCACAAGGAATTTCAACAGCAAATGCAACTGCTACTCCAATAGTAAGAGGAAAAGTTGATAATGTTCATGTGAAGAGTAAAGGTAGTCGTTTTGGATCAGTTATAATCAATGATAATTATAGACCAGATGTAGTTGTAGTCGAAGGTTCAAAAGCATCGTTTGATCCAATTATTCTCAATGGTAGAATTGATTCTGTTATAATCAAGAGTGGTGGTAAGGACTTCTTTAGTATTCCTAACATCATTGTCAATGGTGATGGTGTTGGTGCGAAACTAAAAGCGAGAATTTCTAATGGAAAGGTTATAGCAGTTGATGTAATTACTGCAGGTGGAGGATATACTGAAAATGGAACTACTGTAACTGCAGAAACACCAGGTGAAGGTGCCATATTATCCGCTAATCTAAATCAATGGACAATAAATGATGTAGAAAGATACGCTAAATTTGGTGATGTAAAGGATGATGATGGTTTTTATGGCGAGTTTAAAGACTCTGATAACGGATATCCGTATGTAAATTACTATGCTTCTAGAAAATTACGTGAATATGTGGGAGATGATGGCACCAAGCACTCTCCAATACTAGGATGGGCGTATGATGGTCATCCAATATATGGTCCTTATGCGACAGAAAATCCAAGTGGAATAGGTCCATTAAAATATCTTGAACCAAGTTACGCTAAAATTACAGGTTCTAGAACAAATGGTCCAGATCTAAATGAATTTGGAGCAGGTTTCTTTATAGAAGACTTTGAGTTTATAGAAGGGTTTGGCGACTTAGATGAGCATAATGGTAGATTTGCTGCTACACCAGAGTATCCAAATGGTGTATATGCATACTACATTACAGAATCTTCTTCAGTAATAACTTCACCACTAAGTCCTTTCTATAATAGAAGGGAACCATTATTCCCATATATTGTCGGTGATACTTATCATTCTAAAGTAAATTCTTATAATAATGAATATGCGTCTACACAAGACACATTACCTAGTGGATTAGTTAGAAATACTAACAAATATAATATTACAGACTATGAGTTTATCGCTCAAGATTCTAAAGTTAAGACAAGTGTTGCTCAGATAAAAAATACTAAGAAAGGAACTATCGATAATGTAAAAATTCTAGAAGGTGGTAGTGAATATAATATAGGTGATAAATTAACATTTGACAATAGTAATACCAATGGTTTTGGAGCATTTGGTAAAGTCTCTGAACTTGTTGGTGCTGCTGCTACTGTTCTTACATCAACAATAAGAACAAATGAAAGAATAGAACTCTTTGCTAAAGGTAAAACTGTAACTGGTATTGTTACCACAGGATTGCATGATTATCCTGATGGAATACCTGTACAAATTAGTGGTATATCTTCAACCATCTATTCTGGGTTGGAGGGATCTTTCAATATTTCTGTTGACTTTGTTAGAAGTGGATTAGGAACTTCATTGCTTGCTACAGGATTGACAACATCTATTCCATTACGTGATCGTATTGATATCTTTGAAGTACAGGATATTGTTCAGGTTGATGATGAAAAGATGAGAGTGATTGCACATGATCATCTCAATCAAAAGATTACTCTACATCGTGCAATAGACGGAACTACGGGTGCTGCCCATACCGACAGAGCAGAAATTTATAGAAGAGAGAATAAATTTACTTATGAATTAGATAATCCATTAGATGTAGCGACTCCAATAAACGAAAGGGTATATTTTGACGCACAAACAAATATTGGTGTTGGATTGACTGGTGGAGTTGGTATTGGTACAACTGTATCAAATATAGGTGCTGGTAATACGCCTGTAAGCACATATATTCCAATAAAGTCAATTAGGATACCTAGTCATCCATTTGTTCATGGAGATCCTATTACATATACTCCTTCTGGTGGTTCTAATCTATTATATTCATTCAATGGATCTAATACTCAGTTATTACCTACAAGTGGATTATTTGTACAAAAAATCAGCAATGATCTAATTGGTATCGTAACACAAGCGTCTCAGATTGATAATCAGTATGATAGGATATATTTCAACGGTACTATTGGTGTAGGAAATAGTCATTCATTTAGAAGTGATAGAGCAGTACCTCGTGCAAACGCAACTATATTTGAAGTAACAGTATCAACTGCAACAACTCATCATCTTGACAGATTTGATGAAGTCAAGTTTGACGTTGTGTCTGCTGGATCGAGTATACTCAATATGGAGTATAACTCTGGTACGAGATATATCAGCATTGGTTCATCTAATAACCCACCAATTTATAGTACTATTGGTGAAAAACTCATATTTGATACTTCAGACCCTGATCTTACCAATACTAGATTAGACTTATTCTTAGATCAAGAATATGAGAAGAAATTTGTAGGTAGTGGTATATCTACGATGGAAAGAGTAGATAATCTAGTTCCTGGTATAACTTCTGCTAGAACTACATTACATTTGACTAGAAATATTCCAGATGTATTGTATTACAAGTTTACATCTACATCTCCATCAAAAACTGTATATGTTGATGAAGATATTACTGATTATGGTAAGATAATCATTCAAGAGAGTGAGTTCTCTGGAACACATTCACTAACTACATCAACAGGGAGAACATTCAAGTTCTTTACAGGTGGTATACCAGAAAAAGTTGGATATACAAGTGAATCTTATATCAATTACACAACATCATCTAAAACCGCACGAGGAGCAGTATCTAAAGTTGCTTTGACTGAAGGTGGTGTTAGATATGATGAATTACCAAAAGTTTCTATTGCTAGTACCACAGGTCAATCTGCGGTTCTTCTTGCAGAGACAGAAAGTGCTGGTCAACTCCTTACAACTGATATTCTTGAGTTTGGGTATGATCATCCTTCTGATCCCACTTTAGTACCTTACGCAGCAGTTCCAAATATTGTATCTCTTCGAGATAATTTTAGTATTGATAATGTTGCTATCACATCTACAGGTTCTAAGTATCTCAGTGCTCCTGATATTGTAGTTTACAATAGCATCACCGATTCTTTGAATACTAGTGTAGAACTAGTAGCAAACTTAGAAGGTACATCTGTCAATAGTGTAAGAATTATTAATTCTGGAGGAAATCTAAAGAGTACAGATAATCAAGTACTTGCAATCAATAACTCAAACGGTGTTGGTATTATTAGTGCAACATATTCAGATCCTACAGTAACACTTAGATTAAAAACTCCTTCAGGTGGATTTACAACAGCATTACCTCTACCATTTACTATTGGTGATGAAATTTTCGTTGAGAACGTTGGTGTATCAACTGGTAATGGATATAACTCTTCTGATTATGGATATAATTTCTTTAGCGTTACTGGTGTGAATACCAACCCTGGTTTAGTTGATCAGGCTACAGTTACATATAAAATAAACCAAAATCCAGGATTCCATGATCGTTTAGGATTTGGTGTTGTTACTAAGAAGAGTGATCTAGCACAATTCAAATTAGAACTAAAGGAAGGTGTATTCTTTGCTGGAGAAGAAATCTATACTGATGATGCTTCTACAAATATTTCTGAAGGAAGAGATAGTTCTACTAATATCATTAGAGTTGATTCTCTTGTAGGGTTCAATACAGGTGATTTAGTTAGAGGTAGACAATCTCGTGCATCTGGTGTTGTTGAAGATATGAATTCCAATACTGGAAAATTCACAGTAGGTCCTATGCTCAAACGTTCATTCGGTTGGGAAAAGGATACTGGTAAGACAAGTGAGTATTTCCAAAGGATTCAAGATAATGATTATTATCAGAATTTTGCATATTCTCTCAAATCTTTAGTTGGAATATCAAGTTGGGGTGAACCAGTTGATTCATTAGCACATCCTGCAGGATTCAAGAAGCATTCTGACTTATTAGTTCCTTCTGTTGGTGCAGTAGGATTGGGAGCTTCTTCTCACGTAAAGGCATTAGATCAAAGTATATCTTCACTTGTTCTTATTGACAATTCTTCAAAGGTATACTGTAAACATGACTTTGACTTGGTAAGAGAACTTACAGATGAAACACAAACTAAGAGTGATAAGGTTATATTCCAATCTAATAAGTTTGGTAATGCTCTTATATGTAAGACTAATAGAGTTCTAGAAATTGATGATATTAGTCCACAATTCTACTCAGATCCTGATATAAACAGAAAAGTTGATCTTGATGTTTGGAATATAGATCAAGTAAATGCAGTCAAATATTATGCTCAAGTAGTTCTTGATGTAACATCAGGAATAGCTTATAACGAGACTCAATACAGTGAATTTGTGGTATCTCACAATGGAACTGTTGCCATGGTGAACCAATATTCAGATTTATCGGATTCGTTTGATTTAGGTGATTTCAATGCCGATCTAAACGTAGGAGGTCAGGTTACAGTTTCCTTTACTCCTTATAATAGTACTTTCATCTATGATATTACCTTCTATAAGGAATCAATAGATCAAGGTATAGGTATTGGAACAACATCTTATGGTGGAATCAAGAAAGTGGGTGTTTCTTCATACGTAGCACCTTCAGGATCACCATCATCACAAATTATTCAATCCATAGATGCGGAGCAATTCAAGTCTGGAACAGTTCTTGTTGCTGTTGATTCTCCTAATGAAAAAGAAGTTTTAGAAGCAAGTTTCGTTGGCTTTGGGTCTACTGCTCATTATGTTGAGTTTGGTAAGATGAAGGAAGATATGGATCTTGGTACATTTGATATTGGTATGACTGGAACCAATGACCTACAGTTGAAATTCACACCAGTAGCAGGTGTGGGCGTAACTATTGCAACACTTGCTACATTGGTTGGTGTTGCTACAACTGCTGTTGGTACAGGAATACCAGCAGGTAGTTATGAAGTTGGTGACGCACAACTACAATCTAGTAGAACTGAAATTGCAGCATCGGGAACTCCTTCTGCTACTAATATATCAAATTTAACATACAACAATTATACAAGCATTAAATACTATGTGGAGATACAGAACGTTACTAACAACGAATATTCTGCATTCCACGTTGCTGCCAATGCTTATGGAGGTGATTCCAACTCTGTCAAGTGGGGTAATGTCTCAACTGGTCTTACTGCTACGAGAGATATAAACAATACAGATATAACTATATCTGCACCAAACGTTCTTCTACAATTTACCCCAATGGAAAATAGAACTTACATTGTTAGGGTATCGGAGATACGAATTGACAAACCTGATGATGTTGCCAACGACACCACGATAAAATACTAAAATGTTTCAGATCGGGTCAATAAATCGAAAATTTAATAGGGAAACAGAAACCTTTAGGTATTCTTTTCACCTAACGCATCAAGGCGATCCAATCTTTTTGAAATCGTTTGATGGTGCAAATCCTGATAAGGTTTTATTGGGATCAGATACTATTGTATTGAAGAATCACTTCTACGTTACAGGTGAAGAGTTAGAATACTATGCAAATGATACTGCTATTGGAATAGATCATACTAGTACTGGTGTTGGTGCTGCTACCACAATACCCCAAACAGTTTATGCTATAAAAGTAGATGAAGATAAGATAAAACTTGCAGCAACTCCTGCATTAGCAAAAGCAGGAACTCATATTGGTTTGACTACAGTTGGTATTGGTAATAGCCATTACTTTACAGCAAATAAACAGAATAGTAAAGTTATAATGGCATTGGATAATGTAATCCAATCTCCATTAACTGAGGAAGTAGGTGCTGCTACTACATTATCAGGTATGTTGAATAAGGTTATAAGTTTTTGGGATATAAGTGGTTTCAAGTCATATGATCTTATCAAGATTGATGATGAGATTATGCGTATACAAGTGGTTGGTTATAATGGTACTGCAAATGACGCTTTAGTTGATCGTGAATGGTTAGGTACAAAACCAACATTGCATATCAATGGATCTACTATAAAAAAAGTAAAGGGTGATTATAATATTGTAAAGGATAAGGTAACATTTGTTGATGTTCCCTTTGGTGGTATAAAAGTAACTGTTGGTGTTAGTTCAGATCAGGTTAATGTACAAAGAAATAGTTTTAGAGCAATTTCAGATTATCTTGAGACAGGATCAGAAGTTCTAGTAAGAAGTATAAATCCACCTGTACCACTAAAAGGTAATGAGACATATTTCCTAATCAAAGAAGCAAATAATGAATTTTCTTTTGCCGAAACCAAAGGAAATGCTTTAACAGGTGTTGGTATAACTCTTACAACTGCTGGTATAGGAACTCATAATTTCATATTTGTAGATACCTCAAATGGAAGTTCATTCCAAGGTAGATCATTCATTAGATCGGATTATACAGGAAACCTTGTTATAGATGATATATCAGATAGTTTTACTGGTATAGCAAAAACATTTACTATCAAGAGTGGAGGTTCCGATACCACTGGTATAACTAGTGATTTTGGTTCACTACTTATAAATAATATATTCCAAAAACCAGAAATTGATTATGACTTTATAGGTGGATCGTCCACTGGTATTACATCTATAAGATTTACTAATAATAGTTCAAATACAACAAATCTAAGTGATGTTAATGCAAATAGGGTTCCTAGAAAGGGATTGATTGTATCATTAGCAAGTTCAGAAGGATTTGGATATCAGGAACGACTAGTTGGAACAGGAACCGCAGTTGTAGCAAGTACAGGTGTTATATCAAGTGTAGGATTGGCATTTAGCGGAACTGGATATAGAAATCCACCAACCACATATAGATTTAATATTATAGGTGGTGGATCAGCTGTAGGTGCTAGTGGTACTTTCTCTGTTGCTAATGGAAATATATCTGCTGTAGATCTTACTAATGCTGGATCTGGGTTCTATTATAAGGATGTGTCAAATGTAGCATATAATCATCTAACTGGTATAACCACTGTTACTACAGGTAGTGCCCATGGTTTAACTAGTGGCAATACTGTCAAATTATCTGGTATAGCATTCACATGTACTTATTCAGCATCTAAGGCTGTTTCTAACGCAGTCTATGATAATGTTTCAGGTATTATGACTGTTACTACTACTGCTAATCATGGATTGTCAGTAGGTCAGGGAGTTATATTATCTGGTATTGGCATGACTTGTCAATTAGATGGAGGTGCTTCTACTAAGACATATCCTAGAACTACTGATCCTTATTATGCTGGTTCTATTATTGCTGCAGTTCCAGGTGTTAAAAAACTTACAGTTCAAGTTGGTCCATCTACTGTACCAACTTTCTATAAGACTGGTGGTAGACTTCAAGGTGCTCTTATTGGACCTAGATTTGGAGATTTGAATGCAGAAGGTGCTTCAGTAACAGTTGTAGATAATACTACGTTTGAATATCAAGCTGGTGTAACTACAGCACATCATTGGTATGCAAGAGGTGGTTCTGTAACTAAACCAATTATAGTAGATTTTGATTCTCCTATTGGATATGATGATATACAACTTATAAGTGCATCAACAGGTGTTGGTGCTTCTGTATCACTAAATGTTGGTACTGGTCTAAGTATAACAACATTCAATCTCAATAATATTGGTTATGGATTTACTGTAGGTGAGCAACTAAGGATTGCAGGAATACCAACAAATACAAGTATTGGATCTACCTTTAGAAATGCTATATTTACCGTCAAAGAGACTAGGGATGATGAATTTGCTGGATGGGTATTTGGTAAGGTTCAAGTATTAGATAATTTCTCAGATCAATTTGATGGAAGAAAGAGGGTGTTCACTATTACTGAAAATAGTGAACCATTGAGTATTGAAAAGAATCCTGGTACTCTTATTAATTTACAGGATAACTTATTAGTATTCTTGAATGATATTATTCAGCATCCTGGAGTTTCTTATGTATTCAATGGCGGTACTCAAATAGAGTTTACTGAACCTCCAATAGAAGGAACTACCCTTCAAATAATGCTTTATCGTGGAACTGATTCTGATGTTGCTATTGAAGGTGCATTACAAACAGTCAAGGTTGGTGATTCTATCAAGATTGATAAAAATAATAATATAACACCAGTAGCACAGAATGAAAGAATTGTTGATGCTATTACAGCAAGAGATACTCTTAGAACCACTGTTTATACTAAGCAGGGTATATCTAATCAATTATCCCCACTAAGACCTGTTGTTTGGTGTAAGCAGCAAGATGACTTGATTGTTGAAGGTGCTCCTGTAAGTAAAGCAAGAGATATGTATGCTGCTAAAATAAAACCCGCAGCAAGAATTATACAAAGTGCTTCTACAACTGATAATACTTTCTATACAGGAAGTGGTGCTCTAGTATTCAGTAAAACTGAGCAACCTGATGTTTCTACATTTGGTATTCAGATTGTAGATACTGATAAAAATAACACTGGATTTGGAACTACCACATTCATAAATCCTGTTGAAACTATCTCTGGTGTGAGTGTCAGTGGTGATGACGGTATTATTACTGGAATTGGAACTACTGCTCAAGGTATACAGTTCAATTTCCATATACCTTTGAACTCAACTTGGAGAGATAATACTTTGGGTGGACTTACTAAGACAGGAATTACTACAGGTGACTTCTTCTTAGTATCTAGATCAAATGTTGGAAATGGTGTGACTGCACTATTGAAAGATAGGACAGTTGCTATTTCGTCATGCTCTGACCTTATAGATACTGTGTTCCAAGTATCTCATATTGAAGATATTACCCCTGTGGGTACAGCATCTTCAGTAAGAGTGCACGTAAATGTTGAAACTGGTCACGGTCTCAACTTTACAGGTCTTGGTTCAGGGGTCGGAAACTACTATGGAAACTTTAGTTGGGCAAAGTTCAGCTCCTCTAGAAGTGTTGGTCTAGCGTTTACTTGTAACAGTTCTGATGGTCTATCTGGTCTATCAACTGCTCCTACAATAATCCGCACTACTAAGCTTTCCCTAGATTACTCATAAATAACACTAAAAGTCCAGAAGAGAATGCCAGCGATCATAACTGATCAAATCAGAGTATTGTATGCGTCTAACTTTGTTGGTGGAATTTCAACCACCGCAAATAGTTATTACGTGTTCATTGGGCTGCCGAATGCAACTGACACTAATTCAGATTGGAACACCAATACGCCAGCACCTATTGACAACTTTGATGATCACGACGACATATATGATAGTCTAATATCCGCTAAGAAGATCAATTCTAGCGATGTATTGCAAGTAATCCGAAAGATTAGTTGGACTACAGGTACGATATACGAGATGTATCGTCACGATTATGATATTAATAATACTACCCCACAGACAAACTCTTCCAGTCTTTACAATTCTAACTTCTATGTGGTAAACTCAGATTATAGAGTTTATGAATGCATATATAACGGAGCAGATCCAACTAATAGTGGTAAAGGACTTGCATCGTTAGAAGAACCAACTCACACAGACCTCCAACCAAGACTTGAATCCGATGGCTACCTCTGGAAATACCTCTACACGATCAAACCGAGCGATATCGTTAAGTTTGACAGTGTTGAATACGTTCCAGTCCCAACTGACTGGTTGGAAAGTGCCGACAGTCTCGATGTTCGCAATGCTGCTGTTGGTGGTAAGATAGAAACAGTTGTAATAGAAAATACAACAAGTGCATCATATCAGTTTAGTGGAACTAAGAACAACGTTCCTATTAGTGGAGATGGACAAGATGGTTTAGCATCAGTCACTTTTGTGAATGGTAAACCAACTGCTGTTCAGGTAACTAATGGTGGAACAGGATATACTTTTGGAACTTTAGATTTAGATTCGGTAGTAACAGGTTCTGGTGCCGAATTTTCAGTTATAATTCCACCTCCAGGTGGACATGGTGCAGATATAAACAAAGAATTGGGTGCAAATAAGGTTCTTGTATATTCTAGAATAGAAAATAGTGATACTACAAACCCTGATTTCCCAACAGGAAACCAGTTTGCTCGTATAGGAATAATAAAAAATCCACAAGTAACAGGTACTACAAATCTACTTACATCAGCAAGTGCGAGTGCTGTTTATGGATTACGTTTGACAGGTATAGCAGCAAGCACTATGAGTGCTTCTATTGATGGTCAGATTACCCAAACCATCGGAATTGGATCCACTGCAGTGGGTAAAATTATATCATATGACCCAGTAACAAAATTCTTGAGATATTGGCAAGATCGGGATCTAGCAACAGATAACTCTACGGGGGCAAGTCCCACCTATGGTTACCGTCTAAATAGGTTCACGAGCACTCCTGGAACTGGAGGTAGTATCAATGTAGTTGTAACAACAACTACAGGCAGTGAGACTGTAGGAATCGAAACAACCTTTACGGGGGTTTCTACATCAATCAACGCTAAAACATACTACTTTGGTCAGTCTATAAACAACGGTTTATCATCACCAGAAATCAAAAAGTATTCTGGAGACATTATATACGTTGACAATAGACCAGAAGTTACAAGAGCTGCCAATCAAAGAGAAGATATTAAAATCGTCTTAGAATTCTGATCCGATGCCACAGAACACCAACCTAAACGTCAATCCATATTTTGATGATTTTGATGAGAATAAAAACTATACAAAAGTTTTATTCAAACCTGGTACTCCAGTTCAAGCGAGGGAACTGACTACACTTCAATCTATCCTACAAGATCAGATTGAAAAATTTGGACAACATTTCTTCAAAGAGGGCACGGTAGTAATACCTGGTTCGGTAGCGTATGATGATGCCTATTATGCTGTCAAAGTAGAATCTACATTTTTTGGTGTTCCTGTAGAATCATACTTTGATAAGTTGATTGGATTATCAATTCGTGGTAAGCAATCTGGAGTAACTGCTATAGTAAAGAGTGTTCTAAAAGCATCCAAATCAACTGAAAACGCAACAACATTATATGTAAAATATAGAAATACAAATAAAAACGATCAAACAACTCAAGTATTTGCAGATGGTGAAAATTTAGTTACTGAGTCTGATTTTACTTTTGGATCTACTACAACGTCTAATGGATCGGATTTTGCTACTTGTGTTCTAAGCAATGCGACTGCAACAGGTTCAGCATTTACTGTAACTGAAGGTGTATTCTTTGCTCGTGGTGCATTCGTAAAGGTAGGTACAGAAACACTTGTATTAGATCAGTATTCTAACTCTCCTTCATTCAGAGTTGGTTTCAAAGTTATAGAAGAAATTATAACTGCTGTAGAAGATGATACATTATATGATAATGCTTCTGGTTTCAGTAATTATACTGCTCCAGGTTCTGATAGATTCAAGATTAGTCTACAACTTACTAAGAAAGATCTTGATGATTATCAGGATGAAAACTTTATTGAGTTATTCAGAACTAATAAAGGCGAAATTAAAAAGATTATCAAGAGAACTGTATATAATGAATTAGCAAAAGAATTTGCTCGTAGAACATATGATGAAAGTGGTGATTATTTTGTAGATTCATTTAGTTTTGATAGTAAAGAAACCCTAAACGATAGGTATTCTCAGTTTGGTGTTTTCTTCCCAGAGGATACTACAGATAGTGGTAATGTACCATCTAAAGACTCATTAAGTATAAAGGTTAGTCCAGGTAAAGCATATGTCAAGGGATATGAAGTACAGACTTATGGAACTACATTTATTGATAGTAATAAACCAAGAACTACTGGATTAGTTGAGTCTTCTTCTGTACCATTCCAAGCAGGAAATCTAATCAGAGTAAACAATGTCTATGGTGGTGCCAGTGTTGGTATTGCTACCACAGGTTATGTTGATTTACGTAGTAATAGACTAAGTACTGATTTAGATGCTCTTGCAGGTCAATCTGTTGGTAGAGCAAGAGTATATGATTATAAACTGTCTGCAGGTGGATACGAAGATGCTTCATCTTCATTCGATTTATTCTTATTTGATATACAAACTGATACTGAGATAACACTTAACAGTGCACTTGCTATAGATGCACCAGCATTGATTGAAGGTAAAAGATCTGGTGCAAGAGGATTCCTAAGATCTAGAACAGGTAATATTATTAATCTTCATCAAACAGCAGGTCAATTTTTAGTTGATGAAGCAATTGCTGTAGATGGAGTTGATAATGGTAGAATTATTACTAAAGTAACTGAATTTGGTATCAATGATATACATTCTATTAGACAGGAAGTAGGTGTACAAACTTTTAGTGGTGATACTATCTTAGAACCAAGATTACGTTTTGGTGGGCAGTCATTCAGCTTTACTGCTGCTTCAGGAAGTAAATCTACAGTTAGTTCATCTACTAATGGATGGACTGTTGGTATACAGACTGGTGATATTATTAGTTACGCTAGATCTGGTGTTAGTGGACCAGTTTATAATAGAGTAAAAACTGTTTCTCCTTTAGGAACAAGTGTAGAAGTTGAAGCAGTTGCTAATGTAACTAATGTTGCAACTGGAACTATTCCTTCTGCTGCAACTAATGTTTCTGGTATATCTGTTGTATCTACAAGAATAAGAAATTCAAATAGTGGATTCTTATTTGCAGAATTACCAAATTCTGATGTTGAATCAGTTGATCTAACACGATCAGATATTTTCATAAGAAATGAACTAAGGGGTAGAACAATCAACTCTTTAGGAACTCTTGCCTTACCATCACTTACTGGTACTGATTTTGTATATGCACCATTTGATGAAGAAAGATATACTGTATTATACGAAGATGGAACTGTAGAACCACTTACTTCAGATCAATTCGCATTGACTGGTGGAGGTAAAGGAGTTACTTTGAGTGGTCTTAGTGCAAGTAAAAATAATGTTGTAGTACATTCTACAAGGCAAAAGTCTAAAGTTACTGCTAAAAATAAAGTACTGAATCGTTGTGAAACTTTCGTTGTAAATAAGTCAAAATATACTTACTCTGGTATTACAACTTCTGTTGGTGATGGACTTACTTATAATATTGCTTATGGTACAAGGGTTCAAGATAGGGAAGTATCTTTAAATACTGCAGATGTAGTTAGAATTAATGCGATATTTGAATCATCTACAAGCGGTGATCCTTCAATTCCAACTGCAACATTTAGTGGACTAAACGGACCTAATTCAAATAACTCAGATCTTATAAGGGGTGAATCAGTTATTGGTAAAGTTTCTGGTGCATCTGCTCTTATTTTAGGTACAACTGGAACTCAATCTGCATTTATTGTAAGTAGAAATAGTGAAAACTTTATTGATGGGGAAGAAATAACTTTCACTGAAAGTAATGTGTTAGGAAAAATAACTGCACTTACACTAGGTGATAAAGAAGTTACTACTAACTTTACTTTAGATAATGGTCAAAGACAAGAGTTTTATGATTTTTCTAGACTTATAAGAAATCAAGGTTCTCCTGAACCATCAGGTAGAATAAAGGTATTCTTTGATAAGTTTACAATTGCTTCTGATGATAGTGGTGAAATTTTAACTGCAGGTAGTTATGAGTCTGATGTTTATGATATAGTTCCTTCTTTCAATGGAGTAAGAAATACAGACGTTGTTGATATAAGACCTAGGGTTGCAGATTATAATTCGACACTATCACCATTTGAGTGGGGTGCAAGAGTATTCTCTGGATCGGGTCAAAATACAAACATATTAGTATCAGATGAAAATATTACTTTTGATTATAAGCATTATTTGGGTAGAATTGATAGATTATTCCTGAATAGTGATTCTACATTTACACTTGTAGAAGGAACTCCTGCTATACAACCTCAACCACCAGAAGCGATTGATAGTTCTTTTGAACTAGCACGGATTACATATGCACCTTATGTTTACAATGTTGGTGATGATGTTACTATAGAAACAAGGGCAAATAGAAGATACACCATGCAAGACATTGGTGGTATCGAGAAGAGAATAGAAAATGTAGAATTTTCTACATCACTATCATTGCTTGAGAATAAGACTGAAGCATTAGTTGTAAAGGATCCTGATACTGGTTTGGACAGTTTCAAAACTGGTTTTGCTGTAGATAATTTTACTTCATATGCATTAGCAGAAACTACTGCACCTATCAATTATGATGTTGAAGATGGTCACGCAGTAGCAAGAACTAGTTACGATACAGTTGATCTATTGGTTGGATCTGAGGCAGTAATTGGTTTAACGGGTGTGCCAAATAATGCAGTTGATGTTAGATATGCAACTGATTTAGGTTCTCAGAACATAACAAGAAAAGGATCAAAGGTTCTTCTAAACTATAGTGAAGTTGAGGATTTCAATCAACCGTTTGCAAGTAGGGTTGAGAATGTAAACCCATTTGATGTGGTTACATGGGGTGGTAATCTAAGAATATCTCCAACAGAAGATATCTGGGTAGAAAGAGAATCTGTAAGTGTAGATGGAGGTATAGGTAAGGTACATAGAGGATTTGATATAGTTGACGTTGTTGTAACTGAAGAGAAGATAAAAAATATGAGATCTCAGAATATAGAATTTACAGGAACTAGACTAAAACCTGGTACTAAAATGTACAGTACCTTTGCAAGGACTGACATGGTTGATCAGAGAAGTTTGACAGTTCCAAAACTTCTCGAAGTTACTCCTGTAAAAGGTGCTTTCCAAATAGGTGAAACTGTAACAGGTAAATTACTTACTAATCAGAATAATAATAGGGTTCCTGAAATAAGATTCCGTGTTGCTTCACCTAACCATAAAGATGGTCCTTATAATGCACCAACTTTAACTTATGCTACTAGTCCTTATTCTAATGTTGGTTTAACATCTGCATATAGTGATACTACTACAATATTGAATATTGATACTGCTAGTTTGAATCAAAAATCTGATGAAAGATTCTTTGGAACTGTTGTAAAAGATATGAGACTTGTTGGTGAAACAAGTAATGCAGAAGCACAGGTAAATGAAGTTAGATTAGTTACTGATGTTGTGGGTGCCTTACAAGGATCCATTCATATTCCAGAGGATAATCCTGACTTTGCAAATGGTCAGAATATGTTAGAAGTAAGTGCTATAAAGTCGAATGATAATCCCCCACCAGGTGTACATGTAAGTAAAGCAAGTGCTCCTTTCTACTCTGATGGAACTTTTATTACTACGACTACGACAATAACAAAAGATCCACCACCACCTCCACCACCAGAGCCTAATGATCCATTAGCACAAACATTCTTTGTTACGGAGAATCCTGGTATCTACATGACTTCTGTAGATCTATTCTTCTTCACGAAGAGTGCTAATATCCCAGTTGAAGTTAGAATAGTTGATGTTGTAAATGGAACACCAACAGGTAATGTTTTAGTAAGTAAGGTTCTTGAACCTAGTCAAGTTTTCACATCTGATGATGGTACAGTTCCAACTAAGTTCACATTTGATTTCCCATGTTATCTAACCACAGGAGAATATGCTTATGTTATCCTAGCAAGTACTGATGAGTATTATGTATGGATTTCTCGTGTAGGTGAGGAGGATATTTCAACTAAGGATCTTCCAGAAATACAAAAGGTTATAATCAATAAGCAACCATCTTTAGGTTCATTATTCAAATCTCAGAATGCGTCTACTTGGACTCCTTCTCAGTTAGAAGATCTAAAGTATAAGGCATATAAAGCGAAGTTTATAACAGGTCAGGGTACATTCAAGATGTACAATCCTGAAATGTCAGTATGGAATACCCGAAATCAATTACCTTCTAATCCAATAGAAGTATTTGATAAGAAGGTTACTGTTGGTCTATCTTCTGATCTCAAGAATCCAAACATTGTTGTTGGAACAGAAATCAAACAGAATAATAGAACTGCAAGTGGTTTCGTTGAAGCAAGATTAGGTGCAGTTGGTGCTGCAAATACAGGACTTACTGTTACTAATGTTGGTGTAGGTTATTCAAACACGACATATGGTAGCGTAAGTTTCGCAACTCTAACTGGTTCAGGTTCTGGTGCTACTGGAATTGTAACAGTATCTTCTGGAACAATTGATAACGTATGTGTTCTCAATACTGGTTCTGGATATGCAGTTGGAGATACTTTAACTGCAACATTAGGAAATAATGATTTAGGTAGAAACCTAATATTTACTGTAGGTGTTGTTACTTCAACAAACAGTTTACAGTTGACAGGAGTTACTGGTCAAGACTTCAATACATCTGAATTGATTCAATATGTTCCTGGTTCTGGAGGAGGTGTAGGTGTAGGATCAACCCTAGCATCAATCGTTCCTTCAAGTGTCACTATAAATGGTGATGAATTTGATGGTAAGCATATAAGAGTATCGCATCCTAATCATGGTATGCACGCTTTCAATAACAAGGTCGAAATTATTAGAGTTCATGGTGATACAGTTCCAACTAATATAACTGTTGGATATGGTGCAAGTTCTATTGCAAATATTAGTGTTGCTAGTTCAACTAACTTCAATTTATTTGAGGGTAGTCAGGTTACAACAACTAACCCAGGATTCGCAGTAATTGGTGATGAGATTCTTGCTTACACTGGTGTAGGTAATAATATATTGACTGGTATTACAACACGAGGTGTTGATGGTACATCTTCTCAATCATTCTTACCTGGAACACCTATCCAGAAATATGAATTCAAGGGAGTATCATTGAGAGAAATCAATAAGACTCATGATTTCGCAGATGTTACAAATAACATTACTGAAAAAATTGGATTAGATCATTATTATTTGAAGATGGGTGGTTCTAAGACATTCACATCTCATTCATTGGGTGGTGGTGTAAATGCTAGAGCATCTAGGAATGTTCAGTTTGAAACTATGAGACCAAATATAACTCAGATTCTTCCTGATGGAACTACAGTTTCTGCAAGTGTTAGAACAACTTCTGGTACTAGTATAAGTGGTAATGAAATATCATTCCAAGATCGTGGTTTCCAACCTGTATCTCTTACTGGAACTACTGTATTCAGTGATCCTAGAATCATCGCATCTAGAGTGAATGAGAATGTAAAGATACCAACATTACCTGGTGCAAAATCCTTTACATTTGATGTTACTCTAAGTACAACTAATGAAGATCTATCTCCAATAGTTGATGTAGAAGATAGTAACATTACACTAAAAACAAATAGAGTAAATGCTCCTATTACAAATTACATTACTGACAGAAGATCTAATACACTATTAGAAGATCCTCATACATTCTCATATGTGACTCAGGTTATAAGTCTTGAGAATCCTGCAACATCACTAAAAGTTATTCTTGCAGCATTCAAACCAGGAACATCTGATGTTAGAGTATTGTATAGATTGAGAAGATCAGATGGTTCTGAAACTGATAGAGTATTTGAACTAATGCCTGGATTCAATAACTTTGATATCAATGGTAAGGTTATTGATGGTAAGAATAATGATGGGCAATCTGATAGAAGGATAAGTAA